CAATCTTTGAGTTAAGAAAAGCACTCAAAGAAATATCTGACGAGCTTGATGTTTTAGTTAAAAGAGTAGAAACAATTAAGGACGTATCATGACAGATAATTGTAAGTGTGAAAAAGACACAGTAAAAAAACAAAGTATAAATCAGATGTTAGATGAACTAATAAAAGTACAAAAACTAGACGTAACTAAAAAATTGGTTGATGCTTTGGTCGTAGATACTTTACACGCTATTTCTAGTTCTATGGAAGATAAAGCTAATTACCCTGAATTAAAATTGAGAGGTGCGTATGGCGCTAAAACTAAATATAGTAACGATTTTGTTGAGGCTTTTGAGCCAATGCTCAGAAAAAAAATAATTAAAATGTTAAAGGAAGTATCATGATAGATAACCCACCACTACCAGATTCATTAAAAAGTCATCAGCATGTAGCTATTGGAGATACTATATATTTTCCTGATATGGATAATGCATATTATCATCAATCGCCTGGCGTGTCTTCATCTACCTTAAGGAGGTTTAGACAATCGCAGTTACATGCTATGCAAGAGGTGGTAGAGCCGACACCTGCTATGCAGTTCGGTTCTGCTGCCCACTCTCTAATAGTAGAGGGCGAGAACGCATTTAATAACGAGGTTGCAGTCATATCTGGATCTCCATACACAAATGCAAACAAACAACTAAAACGTGATTACGAAGACAGAGGTATGTTAGTAATCACACAAGACAAAAGGGATACTTTGTTTCGCATGAAAGATAATCTGATTGAAGAAGCAAGAAAGTTCCTTGACGTTGATCAGGGCGAGTATCCTGGTGTTTTTACTAAGCCGTATGAAAACGCCTTGTACTGGTGGGAGCAAGACGTACTCCTCAAGCTAAGATCTGATGTAATCAGACACCCAGTAGTACAACCCTATTCAGATGAGTCTATTGTAGTTATTGATTACAAGACTACAAGTGATTGCTCCGTATCTGGATTTACTCGCTCTATCAGGCGTTATCAATACGATTTACAGGCCGCTTTTTACAGGAGAGGGTATGAAAGAGCAGGCTTTAAAGTAGAAGACTTCTTGTTTGTTGCACAAGAAACTAAACAACCCTACGCAACAAAAATATTCAAAATGCATGATGAGGATATGGACAGGGGTTGGGATCAACTAGAGAAAACGCTTGGAGATTATAAGGCCGTTAGGGACGGGGAAAGACCTACAATCTATAATACTCCAAGCATAGTTGAGGTTATGTTGGGATACGAGTTTGAGTAAAGGTAGTAAACCTAGGCCTGGCAATCATGATAAATGGAGCAAAGGTTGGGAAAGAATATTTAACAAAAAAAAGACAAAAGACATAACTAAACTCAAAAACGTGTGGGAAGAAAGATCTAGTAAAAAGGGAGAAACAAAATGAAACCTGAAGAAATAACGATACAACAAATGGCAAAAGCTATTAAATTATTTAAGAAAGAATATTTTGATTACAGAAATGAATTAAAAACAATATTTGCTAAAGAAAGTGAAATGGTAACTTTGAAAGAAATGGCAAAAAAATATAATTGTCATTGGAAAACTTTACATAAGATTATAAATGAAGAACAAGTAAGTCTTGCATCATTAAAAAAAATATGCGTGAAAATGTTGGAGAAACAAAATGAATCTGACTAAAAATGAAAAAACTGCAATAGTAAGATGCTTGAATAGATATGGAAAAACAGTTGAAGCTAAAAACTCAGAGCATGGTAAAACAATCGTGGGTAATCTTGGAATACCTTGTGTGATTATTACCGATAAAGAAGAATTACAAAAAAATAAAAAAGAAATAGCTTGGATTGAATCCTTAATTAAAAAAGTTAATGGAGAAACAAAATGACAATAGAGATAGATAAACGAAGTAAATATTCTACATTCATTAAAACAGGTAGCTTAACAATTTATGTTGAACATTCTCCTGGTTGTGCAGAAGATTATGTTTCTGTTTGGGAAAATGATTCTGCTGAGGATAAAAACCTTTTTCATACAAATTTTGATTTTGAAAATAACAAAAGACATATAGAGGATATTAAAAATGACTGACAACGTGAACCACCCATTACATTATTCTAAACAAGGCTCTGTAGAGTGTATTGACGCAATCGAATCGGCTCTTACCTTTGAAGAGTTTAAAGGTTATTGTAAAGCAGCAGCGTTTAAATACATTTGGCGTGAAGATCATAAGGGTAATAACATCCAGGACTTAGATAAAGCAATATGGTATTTAACCAGGCTAAGAAACAAAATGGAGAACAGATAATGGATCTTAGTTTTTATGCTTTAGTCGGTATTATATTGTTAGTTATACATCAAATATTTTTAAATAGATGAGTTTAGAAAAAGACATACAAGAACTAGAAAAGCACATCAAGTATATTGAAATGGTGTTGAAAGAAAAAAAAGATGAGCTATTTTGTTTACTTGTAGAAAAAAAACAAAAAGACAAAGACAATAAAAAAGGGGCTTAACACCCCTTAGTTTTATCCCAGATCGGGTGGAACTGCCGCAGGGGGTGGCGACATACCACCAGTATCCGCAGGTAAATAGCGTAAAACTTTATTTTTACTACCAGTTCTCTCATTACCCTCATCATCAGTCCAGTTGTTTTCAACTTCCTTAAGAGTGAGTGTAAGCTCTTTGCCTACATAGTCCTGAGCAGAACTAGGTGGTTGTTTCACAAACCCAACAGCCTTACTAAGTCTAGTAAATATATCTGTTGATATTTGTTTGATTTCTTCTCTAGGATCCCACAAGTTAAACCACTCGTTGTGATCTCTATAATTACCCCCAGCTATCTGGAAAGTCATCTTTAAAGTCCAATTACCCTTTTGAGATTTGTATTTCTCAGCTTGGATAATCTTTGCAGGGTGGTCGCCAGACGGAGCCACTCCAGGCCCCGCAGGTTTGTCCTCCACCTCAACATACGTAATGTCATCAAAGTCAGACATTTGTTATCTCCTTCACATTATCTGTGTTGTTTGCTACAGCCGTAAAGCCTAGCTTTTGTATTAATGCAGTAAGATCTGGAACTTCAAAAGCTTCTAACTTACCACTCCTATCCTTGGCAACGTAGCCTTGGCCAACTCTGGTTTGCAACCACCTAGCCTGAACTGCATTACCCTCCGCGTCTGTATCGTCAATAACTCTTAGAGCTAAGACTTCATCAAAGAAATAAGTAATTGACTGACCTAACTTTGTACCAACCATTTTAGGTTCGTGCATAAAGATACCGTCACTATTTACTTTTTCTTCTTTACAAATAAACATAACGTGCATGTGTAAATCACGAAAAGCACGCATGACATTTGTTACAGATTCTTGTACCTCCCCGTATGCCTTACGAGGATCTTTGTGCCTGGCTTTCTCCTGTTGCAATAACAGTTCGCTAATCTCTGATATAGAGTCAAGACAAACAGTATCGTATTGAAGTTGTCCAGTATTAAGCAACTCATGAAGTTGCATAAGTTCAGAAGCTTCTTTCACTTCTATAGCATCAACATTAGTTGCATCTTTAATAGATAACAATCCTGCTTCAGCACTAATTACTAACACCTTGCCTGGTGCAGTTTTAGCAAGAGATGTTTTACCTGCTCCAGCCATTCCATACACAAGAACTTTTGCTCCTTGATCTTGGACTAACTTTTCAGGCGTTACAATCCTGCTCGATAAATCATTATTCATAATATGGTTCCTCCGTAAATAAATAATTGATTTGCTAATTATACACTAAAAGATTACAATGTGTAAAATTAATTTATCAGGAGAGTAAAATGGAGGAAATAGAAAGTCTACAATGGATCGCAAATTACTACCACAGACAAAATTCAATATCACGAGAAAAGCTAAGGAGGTTAGAGAGTATGGGCATTACACCAAAATATAAAGATAGAAAAGTAGAAAGAATTACTTTACCTATGTATATACAATTTTTAGGAAAAGAAAAAGCAGCTAAGGACTGGGATGTTTCAGAACACACAGTAGAGGCTTGGAGGTATGGACATAGGCAACCGTCTGTAAAACAAGCAAAACGTATAATTAAATTAACTAGCGGTAGGCTAGATTGGGAGTCAATATACGGCTCACTAGATGAATTAATTGCAGAAGATTAAAACATGTTTAATTTTAATCTGTCTGAGGGAGAGGCAGCGTTAGATATTGCACTTGCTTATTATGATGAGGGATATAATGTTGTACCTCTACAAAGATCTAACAAAAAACCTCCGCCTTTTTTAAAAGGTTGGGAGCAATACAAAAACGAAAGGCCTTGTAGATCCACCGTTGAGGAGTGGTTTACTGATCGCGATAACTTAGTTGTAGCTTTAGTTTGTGGTAAATTTATTGTTGTAGACGCAGACTCTCCAGAAGCTATGACTTGGGTAGAAGAAAATTTACCTACCTGTCCATACAAAGTTAGAACTGGCAAAGGTATGCATTATTATTATAATAATCCAGAAAATTACACCACCTTTGCTACAAGAAGAACAAACGATACGCCTGTTGAAAGGTTGATAGATTTAAGGGGTGTTGGCGGACTCATAATTGCTCCATTTAACCGTCATGCAAACGGTCAAATGTATAAGCCAATACCTCTTCCAGGTTGGGATATTTTTGATCATAAAGATTTACCAGACTTTACTCCAAAAGAGTTTGAGAAAATAACTGGAGTACCAAAGCACGATACTGCAAAAAAAACAGCTCCTTTTTCTTTACACGGTGTTAATGAGGGATCAAGAAACGATAACGCAGCACGTATAGCAGGGTATTTAATATCCAAAAACCTCAACCTAGACTTCGTAAGAATATTTTTACACAATTGGAATAGGGATAATAAACCACCTTTACCACAACAAGAAATAGATTCAGTTGTAGATAATGTAAAAAAAACACACGATAGAAAAAATCAGATAGCTCCTCTGTTTGTGCAAACCAAAGAAGATATTAGACCGCCTGATGATTTATTTAATCCACCAGGACTGCTAAAAGATATGTATGAGTATGCAGAGGAGATAGCACAAGTATCACAACCAGAATTATCTTTAGTAGCTGCTCTATCACTTGCTAGTGTTGTTTGTGGCAGGATATTTAAAACCGACATGAATAACTTTTCTAGTATGTATTTCATGTGTATTGCTAAGTCAGGACAGGGCAAGGAAAACATAAAAACCTTTGTCGAAGCAGTTTTGAACGCTTCTGAACACGATAAATTAATAGTAGGAGACGGATATACCTCTAGTGGTGCAGTTCATTCAGTATTAAAGATGAGGCCAACACATATAACTATTATGGACGAGTTTGGTAAAAGATTAGAAAGCATAAGCCAAGCTGGTAATACTAATAAAGAGGACGGCATACAAACACTTATGGAGGCTTGGGGTAGATGTCACGGTACCTTAAGACCAGATAATTATTCTTTAATGGGCATACAAGTAGAAGACATTAAAGAAAAGATTATGAACCGTGTGACACATAAACCTGCTATAACTATGGTTGGTTTATCTGTACCCAAAAACTTTTACAAAGCACTAAACTCTGGTCGTATTGCAGACGGTTTCTTAAATAGGTTTATGGTTATAGAATCTAAAGAACCAAGACGTGTATCTAATCTTAAAAAGATAAAAAGTCCCCCATTAACATTAGTCAACTGGGTTAATTATATTAGGAGAGATAGAGGTGGCTTGTCAGCTCCTATGGTCAATAACTCTGAATATAATATACCGCAAGAAGTATTAGCCTTTGATCATGATTCAGAGCAGTTATTACAAGAGTTTGCGAGTGAAATAGTACAAAGACAAGATATATTGGAAAGGGATGGCCTAGAGCCGCTTCTAAGCCGTTCTAAGGAAAAAGCTATGCGATTGGCTCTAATATGTGCCTTAGCATCAAATGCTCAGACACCAACGATTACAGCGGACGTAACTAAGTGGGCAATAGACTATGTTAGATATTACGATATGCTCTTTATAGAAGCCTGTAGAGATAAAGTAGCAAGTTCTGCAACCGAAGCTAAGATTAAACAAGTATTGTCTTATATAAGGTCTAGGGAGAGCGAGGGCATATCTAAAAGAGAGGTTGACCGTCATGAACTATTTAGAAGCATGAAGTCGCATGAGGTTAAAGAGATTATAGAAAGACTTAAAAACGCTGGAGAGATCCAGGAAATAGATATAAAAGTAGGGGGCAAAGGTAGACCGACTAAAAGGTTTGTTGCTGTTGATCCTACTTTTTTTGAAGAATAGGAGGTAATTATGTTTAAAACACCAAGTTTTGAAACAATACAAGATAAAAAAAGAGAAGATAGAGTAGCAGGTTTTTTAGAGGGATTATGGCAAGTAAGCTGTCATAAACTACCAGTTAGTTACGGTATAGATTATTGGATTGAATCAGCCAATAAATGGTACTGGTGTGAAATTAAATGTCGTAGTTTTGCTAGCACTAAATACGATACCTTTATCCTATCTGCAAACAAACTACGCAAAGGTGCTTCGTTTAGTCAATCTACAGGCTATCCATTTATAACTGTGTACGGTATGACAGACGGTATTTGGATGCATGAATGGATGCCAGATCATGTTTACGATATACGTATGAATATCAATCCAACGCCTAATTATGATGAGGATAATGAACCTTACATACATATACCAAAAGAACATTTAACATGTTTATCAGATGTACCGTTAGGTTTTGATAGGGATGAGATAGGACTTATATAACAGGTCTTCTAAATAGACGTTCAGCAAATTCTATTCTGTCTTGCTGTGCTTGTCTTAATGGATCAGAAATTTGTACAGGTGCAACCTGCGGTAAGCTTATATTAACTTGAGGTGCTCTAGTTTGTGGAGTTTGTCCCAACAAATCCTCTGCATTTATATCTGGCACATTCTCGTCAATAAGTTCAGATGCAATATCACCCGCTCTTATTAATTCACCATTAACATATCTATACCCAAATTGTATTGCTGTTCTTCTTAATACCTCTAAAGCTTGTGCTACTGATCCTTTATCAGTTTTAGATGCAAACTTTATAAAAGCTCTGCTACCTAACATGCTTTTAGCAATTTGTAAGCCCGCTATTGTCCCTATGGATGCAAGTGGAGCAAAAACAACACCTGCTGCTATACCTGCAGCTACTAAAGCGCCAGGAAAATTGCCTCTTCCTATTTCTCCTTTTGTTAATACATCAATTGTATCAGCAAAATGTTTAAGGTCCTTTGCAAACTCTTTACCAAACATAGCCTCTAATGTTTCATCACTATATTTAGCTAAGGCTGTATTTAAGTTTTTTGCTCTAAAAATATCTGTTACGTTCCCGCCTTTAACGTTATAATCAATAGCATCTTCTAAGAGTTGTCCAAGGCTAGCTTCCTGTACTTTTGCAAAATCATCTGGGTCCATCATATTTTTTAACCTTGCAATATTTTCACTATTTTTTGGTCTAAATATTGTTTCTACAATTTCACTGGGGCTTCTATTTGGTAAATCTGATAAATTACGGTTAGCTAATAAATCAGCTTCTCTAGCTGATGCTTTGGCTTGTGCCTCTAAGGCATTAATAAAAGCTCTGCCTTTTGGTGTTGTACTTAACCCATCCTGTCCTCTAAAAACTTTTACTAAATCTTCTACATCCGCAGATTTAAGTTTTGGAGCTACTTTTATTAATTGATTTATAGTTTGTAGTATCGTTGGACCGCTTGATGTCCCATCAGCGCCTTTAAACAAAGAATTTATTTTCCCTGGTTGTACTGATTCAAACTTCTGAATTTCTTTTGCAAACGCAGTATAATTTAAAGTATCTGTTACAGGATCAATACTTTTTTCAAAAGCATTTGCAAATAATTTTTGTGCTGTTTGTGTTTTTACTCTGTTTAAATTTGTTGCAAGATCCGCTTTGTCAGCACCAATTAAATATTTATCATAATCGTCAACTGCTTTAAAAAAGTCATCAAGTTGCCTTAAATTACCTTTGATTATAAGTTTTTCAAAAACTTCATCAGGATCAAAAGCCCCAGTAAGTCTAGCGCTTTCTGTTATGTTGTTTATTGTGGCATTTATAAAGGGTTGATTAAGTTCAGCATTTAATTTATCAGCTGCTCTTAATAAATCAATACTTTCATTTATTTTAGCTATATCATCAAACGACATAGTATCAAAAATCATTTTGCCTTTTGCGTTTTCTAATTTGATAACTTCATTACCTTTTAATCCCAATACAGTGAAAATACTGTCAGCATCTTCTGGATGTTCTTTAAGATAATTTGGACCTTTTAATCTATGTAGGTCAGCATCATCAAGCAACCTTGATAAAGTAATGAATAAATCTCTTTCTTTTGTCGCTTTTGAACCTAATACAGATGCATTTAATTTTCTTTTAGTTTCGACAATTCTTGATAATTTACCAAAACGTTGTACCTCAATATCGGGAAACTGTGTATCAAAACTCGGTAAGTTTAAATTTAATTTATCAAATTCTTTTTCAGCTTCTAATACATTTCTAATCCTAATATCTAAATTTGGCTCTTGTAAACTTTCTATTGTTTTGTCAGACATATTATTCTTTGATTTAAACGCTTTAATTTCTTGCAAACCTTTCCTTTGATAATATTTAATTACGTTATCTATAGCCTTTGCAGTTGGACTTTGTGGATCTTTTGAAACGCTAAAAAAAGCATCATCTACTGCATTATACATATCGCCAACTTGTCGATTAATAACACCTTTTGCATTACCCAATAGATCTAAAACTTGTTCTCCGTATTCTCGCATACCAGGAGCATCTCTATATTTAGCTGTAGCAATAAAGCTATCAGCTAAATCTTCAACAGTATTTTTTGTTACTTTTGCTGCTTCATTAGTAGCCATTTCTAAATTTCTTTTTGTTTGATTTACGGTCTGACCAATATTCTCTGCAGTAACATCATCTACGTAGGCATTTAGGGTAGATCCTCTTTTCCTAAAAGAATCTGTCATAGTATCAAACATATCTTTAAGATAGTTTATGTTACCTTTTTCTCTTGATGATTTAAGAACTGCCTCTGCTATTTGTTGTGTTTTTGCACCCAAATTAACATCTAATCCTTGTAAAGATATTGCGTATTTAGCATCAAGCAATTTAACTTTGCCGTCTGCTACAGCTTTTTTTATTTGTGCCTCAGTTGCTTCTTTACCTAAAGATACATCTAATTTTTTAATATCTATTACATCTCTACCTTTTGCAGCTTGGTTTGCTAGTCTTAGTGAAGATGTTGGGGCCTTTGCACCAAAATACATTCTATATATGACTGCTGCACCTTCACCAATTGCTTGACCGCCAGCCCCAATTGCTGCTTCAGCAAGTCCCAAATAAGCTAAATCTTGTGCGTCTTGTAGTTGAAAACCTTGCACTGCATCTGCAACCTCTTCAATACCCTTACCACCTGCGCCTCCAATACCAGATCCTAAAATTCTTGTGGAACGTTCTCCAACTCCTGTTAAACCTCTAATACCCTTGTACAGTCTGCTTTGCGGTAAAACACCATACACACTTCCTATTACAGGTCCTGCTATTCCTGCAAAGTCAGCAATATCTGCTCTGCCTTCAAATTTGTTAGCATCTATAATTGTATTTAATTCTAATACGGTACCGTCATTAAGAGTTTTTGTTTGAACTGGATGTCCTCTTGCTCTTAGTCCATTAGGTGTTAAAGCAAGTTGTCCATCTGAAGTTCTAGTAAACCCAGATGACCCAACATAGTTTCTTAGTACATTTTCCTTTTCTTCGTAAGTTTCTGCTCTTGATAATAAACGTCTTATTTGTAAATCCTCTACGCCTGTTTCAGAATCAAAAAATAAATCATTTATAACTGGGTTTAAAGTACCTTTTATGATTTGTGCTTTTACTAACTTTCTTGCATCACTAGGGTTTGCAGCTTCAACTCTTTCAAAAACACCTGGAGCTATTTCTACTTTGTATAACGGCATATATATTACCCTGATTGTGGTACGTAGACCCCACCACTACCAAATGAATATTTTTTATTTTCATCAGTAGTTACAGCATCATCTTCTTTGGGTTGTAATTTAATATTAATTTCGTCTTGGTCTGTTGATTTAGGTGTGATACCACTACCACTTGAAAAGTCTGTAATTATAACAGGCGGTATATCACCAGCTCTTCTTATTTGAAAATCTAATTCATTTAAACTATTCAATCTGGTTCTTTGCTCAGTACCAATATCCACTAATCTTCTTCTTAAAATTTGTTCTATTTCTTCATCAGTTTTAAACAGACCTTTTGGACCTTTTAAAGCAGCTAATAATTCTTGTGCCATCAAAATATCTTGATCAGAAAGCCTACCTGTTTGGCCTAAGAAATCCCCTGGTGAGGACCTTGCTACTTCTTCTAATATATTTGCTGCTGCAATAACTGGTGTTTCTTCACCAGAAAGATTTATTGCTGCTCCAAACCTGTATTTAATTTGATCAACTAAGCCTGCTAAACCTGTAACTTTTGCTTGATCAACTATGTCTAAAACTTGAAATAGTAAATTTTGAGTATTAACTCCTTTTTCATAATTTCCAGCTGATTTTTGATATTCTAAACGCAATTCAGATAATTTGTTTGGTGTTATTCCTTGTGTTTTTCCAGCAGCCTCTATAAGTTTAAGTTGTAAAGCTAATTCTTCAGCAGCTCTTTCTTCTGCCGCTGCAGCAGCACCTTGAGCAAGACCTGCGCCGACTTGTCCCGTTTCAACTAATTTAGCACCTACGTTACGAATAAATCTATCAAACTGTGGTGTGCCAAAAATATCTGAAATGCTTGGTCTGTCTGTTTGTTCTGTAACTTTATCTAAGGGTCTTTCTAGAGAACTTACAGCTGCATCAGCTGCTTGACTATCTTCACTTTTTTGTGTTTCAAGATTTTTTTGGACATCTTTTATGACTTGATCGGCTATTTCTATCTCTTCTATTTTAAGAGCGTTAATGTCATCTTGGATTAAGGCAGCCTGATCTGCTAGCCTTGTTTCTTCCATAGCTTCATCTGCAGCCTTGATGCCACCTGCAGAATATATAAGGGCTTGTGGTGTCTTAATACCAATAGGTATGGTTGGATTAATTAAAGTTGAATAGGCTGGTGCTGGCGGAGATAACGGGGTTACTGTTGGTCCAGGTGTAGGGCCACGTCTATAAAATGGATTTAACAAATCTTTTAATTTTTTAGCTTTTTGCATTAAGGTTGCAGCTTCTGCAGTTTTCTTGGCAGTACGCAAACCTTTAATACCTACAGCTGCGCCTGTTCCGATCCCAGTTAGTCCAAGGCCTAGTGTTAAATAATCTAATGGATCTTTTGGATCAAAAAAAGTAGTAGCTCCTTTTTTTAACATTAAAGTGTCAATTTCAGCTTCAAGTTCAGCAGCTGTTTTGCCTGTAGGATCTATACCTAGTTCATTAAACTGGGCGATAACGTCTGGATCAGTTATAAATGGTTGATCAATCATTAATTGTTCTTCCATATTAAACTCCTGGCTTTTGTCCTGGTTTTAATGCTGAGTAAGTGTTAAATGCAGCCCCAAGTCCTGCAGCAGTCGGATCTACAGGAAGTCTATATTGTGAATCTATTACAGTTTGTTGTGCTCCGTATCCAGGCAAAGATCTGCCAACAGTTGTTAATAAATCAATCGGTCTGTTTATTTGTCCCATTTGCCTTGCGTATTGATCTCCAAACTGATTTAATGCTGTTCTTTGTGCTTCGCTAAAGCCTGATTGTCTTATACCGCTTAAAGATTCAGCTAATCCTCTGCCTAGCGCCTCTCTTCTTTCATCAGCCGTTAATCTAGCCCTAGAACCAAAAGCTGATAAACCGCCTGTTTGTATATCTCTTGCTCTAGCGGCAACATCTTGTTTTTCACCAAAATCCATAACATCTTGTATGGTTTGTTGTACGACTCTATCTTCAAAGGGATTAAAGAATTGCTGTGTCATATTTGGATCAAATTGTGTAGACGGTAGCTCTGCACCCATAACGTTTTGGGTTGCTTGCTGTAATTGATTTATAAACCCAGGTTGATCAGCAGTACCAAAATAAAGTGCACGTAATAATGGGTCTGATAAAACTTCTCTAGCATCTTGTTGTGCTAAAACTGGATCAATTTGTCCTCTTGTATCAGCAGGTATTGTACTTGGGGGTACTGCCCCTACATCATCCGCCACTGCAGCTGGCGTAGTAGGAGCAGGTGTTGTTGGTACTGTAGTGCCCAAATCTCCTAATATTGAAGAAAGTGGTGGTTGATTTCTAAGTTCTGCTGCTCCTGGTGCTCCACTTGGAACTTCTATTCTATCGCCATCTGGACCATAGGCATACACAAAACCTGGTCTTGGAGCAACCGCTGTTCGTATTCTTCCGATTTTATCTTGAAAAGAATAACCCTCTGGTAAGTTTGCTGGGTCAAACATTTTACCAGTTCCATATCTGTCTTCTGGAAGAGGGGGTGGTTGTATAGAGTCTAAAGGCGGTAGTATATTAGTTCTGTCCACAGGACTAAACGTTCTATTGTCTGTAAACCCACCACCAGGACCACCTATAGACATGAAATCATCAGGTTTTGGTAGGGGCATTTTTATTGGTCGAAAGTCTTGATTTATACCACCTATACCACCTATTGATGGTGGTCTATCAATTGCTACTATGCCACCTACAGGAACATCTGGTATTTGTATGCCTATGTTTGTTGGTGGTGGTGCTGGGGATGTAGGTAAATCAGCTATAGGTAAAATACCACTTCCTAATGGTCCACCACCTGTTACTGGAATACCTCCTATTTGTGGTGGTTGTGGTTGTTGCATTATTGGTTTTGGTAAAACTGGCGGTATGGGTAAAGGTATCGGAGGTGGCATGACAGGTTCTATTGGAGTTATGCCTGGAACACCAACATCTTCAATCCTTTGTATAGACATAAAATCATTTCTTGGATCATCAAATGGTAATCTTTCAAATGGCTCAAGTGGAGGTATTGGTGCAGG